AGAAGTATCACGACGACACTGCCGAGCAGCGCAAGCCAAAGCCAGAAGATGATGACCGCGACGACGACGCCTAACGTTTGAGCTGAGCGAGCCATGACCGGCGACACGATGACCGCTGACGAGCAACTGCAACCCGCCGGGCATGGTCTGCTCAAGCGAGGAGTTATGCGCCCGGTGGAGCCTCGCATGGTGGCCGCGCTGTACGTGGAGCCGAAGGGCTGCTATGTGGGCGTGCCAGGCGTGGACCCGTGGGACGCGGCCAAAGACGCGCGCAAGTACTCCGGACCGCACCCGGTGGTAGCGCACCCGCCCTGCCAGCGCTGGGGCCGCTTCTGGCACGGCAGCACGCGCAAGCCGCACCAGTACAAGCTCGGCGACGACGGTGGTTGCTTTGAGGCCGCGTTGGCCGCTGTGAAGCGCTGGGGTGGCGTGCTGGAGCACCCGGCGCATAGCAAAGCCTGGGATTCCTACGGGCTCATGAAGCCCAAGACCGGCGCAGGCTGGGAATTCGACTTCACGAACAAGCTGTGGATGTGCTACGTGGAGCAGGGACACTACGGGCACTTCAGCCGCAAGCCGACGTGGCTGATTGTGTCGGGTGTGTCGTTCTTGGACTTGCCGACTCTGCTGTGGGCCAAGGATCGACAGCGCCTGCCTGCCTGGATGATCGAGCGTTACGGCTACGAGAAAGCCAAGCGCATCGGCGTGGTGGCAATGGTGGGCGGCAAGAACAAGACCGCGATCCGCAACGCCACGCCCGAACCTTTCCGCGACCTGCTGCTTTTGATAGCGCGCAAGGCGCATAACGACTGAGCTATGCCGCCGCAGGTCGGCATGAGCGACCTGTTAGCCGGCCGTTGGAGAAGCGAAAGGAACTAGGAATGCTGACATACCGAGACATCGCGCTGCTGATGAACCGCCACAGCCTGCAAGACGGCAACAACGACAGCCCGTGGTGGCTGCTGTTCGCGCGGGCCGTTGAGCGCGCAGCGGTTGAGGACGAGTGCAAGCACACCGATTCGCTGCTGACCATCATGGGCTTGGACTACTCGCGTTGCCGTAGCGATGGCGGAACGCTCATGCCGCGCAAGGTGCTGACCTTGCTGGCCGAGCGCAAAGCTGCCGCCGCGTCGAGTTGGAAGCCGGCCGATGGATGGGTGCCGGTTGCCGAGCGGCTGCCCGAGAAGTTCACCGAAGTGCTGATTGCCTTTGCTGGGCAGAGCGCGATTGCAAGCACAGGCCAGTACACCGGCAGCCCGCACGACAAGAACGGCTGGTGCTACCCGGCCGAAGACAACGGAATCTGTGACGACGGAAGCGACCCAGCGGTGACTCACTGGATGCCGCTGCCCGATGTGCCGCAAGCCGGCTAACGTTTGAGCTGAGGGGCGAGAGATGAGCGAAGCGAAGAACGAGTTCGGCTCCAGCGACCAGTTAGGCCTGGTTGACAAGATGCGCCGATGGCTTGACGGAGAGACGACTCACAACTCGGTAACGCTGATTCAGGCGGCAATTCTGGAGATTGAGAGACTTAACTCTGTGGCTCAGGGTAACTTTGAAGCCGCCGTTGAAGCCTTGGACGGTTGCGCTATTGATGTTGCGGCAGAGCGCGAGCGGATCGCATCAGCGTGCTGGGACAGGCGCGGCCACTTCGCAAGCGATGGCGCTGCTCGCGCGTTTGCAGAGTTGGTGCGGGCTGGCAAGGCCTGACGCTGAGGTAACCGGCGCATGACAGCAAGCGAAGCGCCGCTGGCAGGCGTCCGTGTTGACCGCCGTGTTATGCGCCTGGCCGCACTGTTTGTGCAGCCTGACGGATGTTACGCGGGGTTGCCGGACGTTGATGCTTGGCCGGAGGCGAGAGACGCCCGGAACTACACCGGGCCGATGCCGGTAGTGGCGCACCCACCGTGCCAGTTGTGGGGCGCAATGGCGGTAGTGAACTATGCCCGATGGGGTGGCGAACACAACCGGCCGGGGAATGACGGCGGTTGCTTTGCTGCGGCACTGGAGAGCGTGCGGAGGTTTGGCGGGGTGCTCGAACACCCAGCAAAAACGAAAGCATGGGCGGCGCACGGACTGGAGAAACCGGCGGCGATTGGTTGGCAGCGAACCATCGATGGCGGGTGGGTGTGCGAGGTGTGGCAGAGCGCTTACGGGCACCGGGCAAACAAGGCGACATGGCTTTACTACTACGGCACGAACCAGCCTTTTGAACTGCGGTGGGCGAGGCCGAAAGGAACGCACCAGATCGGTTTTCACGACCAACGAGGGAAGGCAGCGAACAAGCCGACCCTGGGCAAGCGAGAGGCGAACGCCACGCCTTTGGAATTTCGGGACGAACTGCTGCGATTGGCGATGATGGCGCATAACGTCGGCGTTAAAGGGCCGAGCCGGCCTGCCGGCGAAGGTCCGCTTTGAACAAGCTGTTATGCAGCGCCTAGCGGCGAACAAAGGAGATTGAAGATGGCAGAGAACGCAACCAAGTGCAGCGCCGCCGATGGCGTGACGCAGACTTTCGATTTTCGCCACGGCATGCCGCTGATGGTGCGTGCAGTTGACTTCAACGCACTGCACGCCGAGTGCCAGAAGCTGCGCAAGGACGCCGAACGCTACCGCTGGCTGCGCGACCTGCTGGCGGTCGAAGACGTTGCGCGCTTGGTATACGAGCATGCGCAGTGGTCGTGGTGCGAAACCGATCCGGCCGAGAGCGCCAAGACGGACACCGCCGTAGACAAGGCGATGGCGGCAAGCCGGGCTGTTGGTGCTGCATAACGTTTGAGCTGAGGGGCCGGCCCGCCAGGGACGGTCCCGGGCCTCCAGCGAAATGTTATGCCTTTGGTGGCAAAGCGAGGACTACATGGAAGACAGCGAGATTCAAGACTTTGTGCACCGTCACATGGGGCGCCTTGATGAGCCGATGCGCACCTACGCAGCCGAGTTGGCGAAGGCCGTCAATGATGCGGCTATCGAAGAAGGGCGGCAGCAAATGATCAACGAACTGAAGTTCGACCTTGATCTGCTCAAGCACCACAACGAGAAGATGGGACCAGAGATCGAGAAGCTGAAGCGCAGGCATGCAAGCATCTCCAGGCACACAGCAATGTTGTCGAAGGTGCTGGACGGCTTGTTCAGAGGCTTGAAGGCATAACGTTCGAGGTAACACGTGACCAGCGGCTGCACGACGATGGAAGACGCCACGGCCTCACCGGCTGCTGGGCATCGTGTTGACCGAGGTGTTGTGCGCCTGGTGGAAAAGCGAGGTAACTGTGGAACGCCCGATCTTGTTCAGCGCCCCGATGGTGAGAGCCATCATTGACGGCACGAAAACGCAAACGCGCCGCGCTTTGCGGCCTGACCTGTTCATCAGCAGCGGCGGCGCCGTCGTGCGCATGGTGAGCGCTGGACCCGCAACGACTGGCATCCAGGATGCGCACTGCCCGTACTGGCGCGAGCCTGGCGATCGGCTGTGGGTGCGGGAGACGTGGGCACGCGACGACGAGGACGGGGCGCTGATGTACCGCGCCGACCTGGGGCGTGACGGCTGCGCCGATGCGTGGGAACAGGGCCGAATAGAGGGCGTTCCGCGCTACCGCTGGCGCCCGTCGATCCACATGCCACGCTGGGCCAGCCGTATCACCCTGGAGGTCACAGGCGTGCGCGTCGAGCGGCTGCAGGACATCAGCGCCGGTGACTGCATCAGCGAGGGCATCGGCTTCGATGTGCGCTATGGCGGCCACTGCCTGCCGGACGGAAGCCACTTCCACGCATCCGACCCGCGCGTGAGCTACTGGAGTTTGTGGGACGCCATCAACGGCGCCGGAAGCGTGGAGCGCAACCCGCTGGTGTGGGTAGTGGCGTTCCGCAAGGCGCACAACGTCGGCAATGAGGGGCGCCGGTAGGCGTCCCGCTCGATTAACCAGTTCGGCCTCTGGTGCCGAAGCGAAAGGAGTAGACCTTGACAACGATTCAGATGACACCCGCCCAATGGGCCCAGGTAGAGGACAACCCAATTCAGCGTGATACCGAATTGCACGCCCGCAAAGCGACGCGCACGCACTTGAAGACTCCAAGCAGCGCTCATAGGCATGTTCATGCTGCGCGCTTGCCTGGTGGCAAGCTGGTGAAACTTGACGGACACACGCGGAGCCTTCTCTGGGAAGACGGGCGCTTGAAGAAGCCAGAAGTCGTGGAGGTGGCGCTTCACGAAGTCCGCAACATGCAGGAGGCCATCGATCTCTACAAGCACTTTGACAATCCGAGTGCAACTGAGACGGCCACCGACAGACTGACTGGTGCTTACCGCTTTCATGGCATCTCTCCACGCTCAGAACTGCTGACCAATGGAGGCATCAGCACGGCGCTCAACATCATTAACCAAAGCTCGCCTCAGATTTACGACATGGTGGGTGAGTGGAAGGATGAGTTGATGATGTTGGACGACATCAACGCGACGCACCAGCAGATGTCGTCCGTACTGATTGCAGCGTGCTTGTTGACGCTGCGGAAGCATGGTTCGCGAGCGCTTGATTTTTGGCGTCTTTACTGTGCTGGAGGTGGCACAAGGATTGATGGAAAGAGCTGCGGCGTGGACGAACTGACAAGAATCGTGGCCGACTGGAGAGCGCGCAGGATGATTGCCACCGGTGGGTCGGCTTCACGTCGCAATCAAGCTGGGAAAGCTCTTTCCTGCTGCGACTCATGGCTTGCGGGACGCGTTTATTCGCAGGGCGCGAAAGCCACCGACTTTGGCGCATATCTCGAGAGTTTGAGCGCGAAGAAAGTTCGAATTCCAGCTTGAGGCCGAACGTGTCTTCTACGACACCAACCCAGCCCTGATGTCGCTTATCACCGGAGCCCACCATGCCGCAAGTGACTGTCGCGCCTGAAGTCCGCGCCGCGTTGCCGGTGATAGACGACACGCGCGTGCCGCTCTCACGACAGCCCAACCTGTGGGAGCGCATCGCAGGCAAGGTGCGCGAGAAGCACTACTCCCTGGCCACCGAGCGCACCTACGTGATGTGGGCGAAGAAATTCGTGCTGTGGAGTGGCAGGCGCCATCCGAGGGACCTTGGCACCACCGAGGTCACCGCCTACCTCAACCACCTGGCGGTAGAGCGCGAGGTCAGCGCAAGCACCCAGAACCAGGCGCTCTCGGCGCTACGCCAGGCGGTCCCGGCGATCTGCAGGTGATCCCCCCGCCCCTTTCGGGGCGGATGGTTCGTCGGCAAGGCTGAGCGCCGCTACGGCACCGAGATGGTCAGCTGGATCTCGACGGAGGTCGGCGCGTTCGGCCTGGTGCTGATGTTGACCGGCGCCGTGGCCTGCGCGGACAGCGGAGATCGCTCGGTGTTGCGCACCGCCCGCACCCGCACGTAGATCGTCGAGCCGTTGGGCACCGTCAACGTCTGCACGGTCGCCGTCGAGGCGCCCCCAAGCACCACGGTCGGCGGCGCCGTCGTGTCGTCGGCGATCGGCGCGGTGGCAATGTAGACCTCGACGCCAGTCAGCGCCAGGGCACCGGTCAGAGGAAGCCCGGTGTCGGTAGCGGTCGGCAGGATCCAGCTGATGCGCAGCGTCGCCGGCACGTTGACCGACTGAGCCAGCGCCACAACCGGAACGGCCAGCACGGACAGCACCAGCATTCCGAGGAAAAGCGTTCGGCGCAGCATCAGCCCGCCCTCCGCGCCGAGATTGCCGCCTCCAGGTCCGCGCGGGCGGCCAGATCGGCGGAGAACAGCTGCTCGAGCTCCTCGGCCGTGACATCGCGTCCTTCGGCGTGCGCCTTGGTCAGCAGCGTGGCGATCTGCGCCTGGCGGTCGATCAGGCCCAGCAGCAGCTGGGACAGCACAAGTGCATTGCTCATTTGGACGTCTCCTTGGCCGTGAGGTAAGCCTGCAGCGCCAGCAGCACGGCCCTGGTCTGCTGCAGCTTGGCATCGGCGGCGGCCGGATCGACGCCGGACAGCGTCTGAGCGACGCGAGCGCCGGCAACGACGTTGTCGGCCTGCTGCTGAATGTTCTCGGCATCCTGCGCCGAAAGCTTGCCGGCGCGCACCAGCGTGGCGGCCGACTGGCGTGCCGCGGTCACGGCGGTGACCGTGACGGCGATGCGCTCGTTGAGGGTCTGCGGCGCCGGCGCGCCGAGACCTGTGCACGCGGCCAGCACGGTGGCCAGCAGCAGCACGATGAGGGTATGGATGATCTTCACGCGATTCCTTTCAGGCGAAGTTGATGCGGTTGGAGAGCCAGCCATAGACGAAGTCCTCGTCCTTCTCTCGGCGCTCGGCCAGCTCGATGTAGAACGCCCCCTGCAGGGCGTTGAGCGCGCGCAGTAGCACGGTGGTGCCCGGCACGCCGCGCAGGCGCAGGAACGTGCGCAGCGCGGCAATCGTCACGGGCCCGACGTCGCCATCCACGGGCACGTCGGAGTAGAAGGTGCCGCGCTGGTTGAGCGCGTTGAGTGAGCGCTGCAGGTACTTCCCGGCCACGCCGGCGCCCTGGTTCACTGCGGTGTCGAAGATCTCGTCGGCCACGCGCGCGCCGGCGATCGCACACACCTGGTCGAGCCGCAACTTGTCCCAATAGCGCTCCTTGTAGATCTCGTGCGCCACGGCCAGTGGCATGTCGCGCATCGCCCCCGTGTAGGCGTAGGCGCGCGCCACCGCTTCTGTGATGCCGTACATGGTCGGGCCGCCACTGTCCGACGGATGGTCGCTGTAGCGACCCTCCAGGCCGACCACCTTGGTGAACGCTTCCTCGAAGCTCATAGCAGCCCCTGGTCCTTGAGGATCCGCATGGTCTTCAGGATCGACTCGGTCTCCTCCAGCGACAGACGCAACGGCACTCGCCCGTCGGGCAGCGCGGGCGAGTCGGTGGTGTCCTGAGCCGGGGCCGGTGCCGGTGCCGGTGTCGGCGCAGACGTCTGCGGCCACGAACGCGAGAGCACCCAGGCGAAGAACGAGATCGGCGCGCCCAGCTTCACGAGGAACGGGAACTGCTGGATGAGCGCCTGGCGGTCGGCGGCGTTGGCCGGATCCATCCACCAGTCGAAGGCGTAGCAGACGGCCATCGCCACGTAGGTGGAGTAGTTGAAGGGCAGGCGCGCGATGTTGGCCTGCAGCTGTTGCTTGTCCATGCAGTGCTCCTACTTGATGGGGGGGATCGGCGGCTGACAGCCGTTGCTCACCTGGTGCCAGGCAGCCCAGATGGCGGAGGTGGCCAGCGCCAAGCCGCCGAGCCACTTTACGACCTTGGTGGCAACGCGCCCGGCCGTCAGCGCGTCGCGAATGTCCTTGGTGATCTCGGTGTTCTCCGCGACGAGCGCCTCGAGCTTCTCGAAGCGTTGGTCGCTCTTGTCGAGGCGGCTGCGGATCTCGGCCAGCTGGCCAGGAATGGTTTCTTCTTGCTCTGGCATAGGGTCCTCAGAAGGAAGTCGTGTAGGCCACCAGCGTCCGGCCCTGCACGCGAGTGACGATCAGGCCGCCGGTGTAGGCAGCGATGCCGGCGCCGACGACGCCGACGGCCAGGTCCTGCAGCGAGCAGTCGCCTTGCCCTGCGGCGTCGATCGCCTCCTTGGCCAGGCTGACGCCCGCGCCCCATGCGAAGCCACGCCACGGGTCTCCGGTCTGCAAGGTGGCCACGAAGGCGACACCGCCGCCGGCGAGCAGGTGAAGCTGCTTGTCGCCGCCACGCCAGCCGTCGTTCGCCCGGCATCCGGCGGACGCGTCGAGGCACAGCGCGCACAGCAGCGCTGCGATCAGGTGTCGCATGGTAGGCTCCAGAAAGAGAGAGGCCGCCTCGGTGGGCGGCCTGGTTGGGCGGTGCAGACGTCAGCGCCGAATCACTTCGCAGCGCATCTCCACCTGCGAGTAGGTGCAGGTGTCCGTCGAGTTGAGGCGGTTGGCCCACATTCCGAACTTTCGGGACGCGTTGCCAGGCACGGAGAAGCGCCGCGTCTCGGTGGACTTCTGCTGCCACGTCGAGCCCGATGCAACGCCCTGCGGCCCAGAGACCGCGAACGCATCCCAGATTGTGCCGTGCTGGAGCGAATACTCGCTGTAGGCCGTGTTGCCTCCTGACCCACTGATGGTCAGCAGGAAGGACGCCGTCACGAGCACATCGACGTTGCCGGACGTGTTCGGATCCGGCGTGAATGTGTCGCTGATGATCTCCGTGTTGCGGCTGAAGTCGTTCGGAGAGAACGACAGCGCCGTCGCCGCCGCGCTTGCCACCTGCACGGTGCGAACCAGCGTCGCCGCCCCGCCGGCAAGCCCTGGCGTGTCCACGAGCGGCACCACGGCGTTCTGACTGGTCTTCACCACCGACCACAGCCCGCGCACGCCGAGATTCGAGCGCGCTCGCACGCGGAACAGGTAGTGAACGCCCTGACCCAGGCCGGTGATGGTGACGCTGGTGGCGTCGCCGGGCGCCTCCACACTTTGCCAGTCACCGGTGGGCAGCGTCACGCCGGCGCGCCAGTACTGCACCTCGATCCGGCCATGCTTGCGCACCGCGTCGGAGACGGCGGCCGTCCAGCTCACCGTTGTGCGGACGAGGATCGAGCGGTCGACCTCGGTAGTGGTGCCGCTGGAGACCGTAACGCCCGTGATCTGTTCCACCTCCGAGGGCTTCGGCAGCAGCGTGTTCGCCGCCACGTCGAGCGTTGCGAAGCCGGTGCCAGGGTCGAAGATCGCCGCCGAGGTCTCGCGCAGGGTGAGCATCACGCCGGCGTAGATCGAGAAGCCCCAGTCGAGCACCTCGAACTCCTTGGCCACCCAGCCGAACGTCGGCAGCGTCACGGTCACGACGTCGAACAGCTCGAGCTGCAGCGCGCGCATGTTGCACGGCAGCTTGGCGGTCAATGCCTCGCGCGCCTCGCGCATCGACACGCCACAGACGTGCTGGGCGTGCACCGCACGCGTCACGCCCGTGAGCTCCACCTCGCGCGTCAGTTCGCGCCCGTCCGCGGTGATCGCGGCGGTGTAGCGCACTTCCGCTGCCGGCGCCGGCACGTAGTTCTGCGCCGCATCCGCAAAGGTCGGCCGCATCACGTTGACCAGGTCTGCGGTGGGCGCCTGCGCCACGACTTCGATGGCCGCTCGGTCCGTGATCCAGGCCTTATCGATCGCCGCCACCGGCGCCCGGTAGACGCCAGCCCGCAGCGTCAGCTTGCCGCCCGCCCAGCCCCACTGCCCGCCCATCGACTCGACGATCTCGCCCAGCGTCAGGCTGGGGTCCGCGTCCAGCGGGCAAACGATGCCGCATTGGTACAGCGGCCGCACCTCGGTGCCGGAGTCGGTCACGAAGCTGGTGGAGACGTCGCACGCGTTGGCCGCAGCGATGAACGCCGACTCGACGAGTTCGTCGGAGTCGGCCCCGCCGCCGTAGGCGTACAGCGACCAGTCTCGCGCGATCAGCGCCGGGTTCTCCGTCCATGCCGTCGTACCGGTGCGCGGGTCGAGCACCTTGGCGCCACGAATGACGGCGCTGATCTGTGGCACGCCGGTCGGGAAGGCGTCCTGGTCGTACTGCAGGGTGACGATCAGAGAGGCGTCGTTCGCGAACTTGTCGGTCGGCAGCAGCAGATCGGTCCCGACCGTGGCCGAGAGGTCGGCATAGAGGTCCTGCGCCGGCCCGCCGAGGTACTTGCGCACGCGCGCCTTGGGCGTGTCCTGGCTGTACTGGTAGTGCACGACATACGTGCCGTTGACCGAGGCGCCCGTCACCGAGACCGTAGTGCCGGCGACGCTCGGCGTGGCCGAGTAGGTCTGCTCGTCGAGCGTTCCGCTTGACTGGGTGACGACGCTCACGCTTCCAGCGATCGGCGTGTTCGCGAGCACCACCGAGCCGGCGCCGGCAGTCACCGTCATGGTGGTCTCGGCGTCGACGATCTTGGTGCCAGCCCATGGCGCCGTTGTCACGTAGCCGCTGCCGTCCAGTGTCACGGCCACGTCGTTGAAGAAGACGGTCTCGATCGCGTCGACCTCGTGCCCGGCCAGCGACAGCACCAGGGTGTAGTACTCCTTGTTCGCGCCGTGCGTCTGCTTGAACACCACGCCGTCGACGTTGCGCACGCGCCCGTACACGCGAGAGCGCCGGCCGTCGGCCAGCGCAGTCATCACCAGGCGGTCCTGCAGACTGGCGTTGTAGGCCTCGATCGCCTTGCGACGCGCCTTGCGACGCTGGGAGGCCGTGACGACGCCAACGGCGATGAAGCTCGCGACGGCGGTGACGATCGTGCTTGTCGCCAGCAGCGTGCCGATCGCCTGAACGCCGAGATATGCGACTGCAGCAGGCATCAGGATCCCTCGCACGACCAGGCGCCCAGCACCTGCTCGAAACTCAATGTGGCCAACCCATCGCGGGCCGGCATATGCCAGTTCACACCGCCACAGACGCACAAGGCCGGTCGCTCGCCCTGCATGCACACGCCGACGTCGCCCGGCTTGGCCAGCAGCACCGACGGCAGCCGCGGCCCCAGGCGCTCCTGCACCATCTGCAGCAGCCCGCCGCCGGACACCAGCAGCCGGATCGCTTGGCGCTCGTCGGCCCAGGCGGTGCGGACGTCTGCAATGCGATCCACGCCGGTGACGGCCTCGACGCACGCCGCCGCGAAGGTCACGCAGTCGTGCTCACCCCACGCGAACGGACGTGACCGGGCCTCGCGCATGACCTCCGCCATGCGCGACTGCCAGTCCGCGCGCCTCATTGCCGATAGAAGCTGGCAGCTGGCCAGACGTCCTGCACCTGGGATTGGCTGACCACGAAACGGCGGGACGTGTCGCCCGGCACCAGGCGCTGCTGATCGGCGTCGGTATTGCGCAGCGGCTTCGGCCGGGAGAAGGTCTCGCCGCGGTGCGTGCAGATCACGCCGATGCTCGAGGCGTCGACGGCGTAGCTGATCGGCATCTGATCGACATAGCCGCGGAAGATCTGCAGCACGTCGGCGATCGCCTTGGAGACCGGATCCAGAAGAGCCACCGACAGCGTGGCGCGCGCCCCCTTGGTTTGCGGCGCGTCACCGAGCGCCAGCGCAATGCTGTCGGCGGGCACACCGCTGAGTCCGAAACGCAGCGCGCTTTCGTCGCCAGGGGCATCGGAGACGACATCGATCGATCCGAAGTTGCCGGCGCCCAGCCAGTCCGCCCCCTGATATCTCACGGTGTGCGGCGTGCTGTTGAACCGCACAGCGGGCGTGGTCTCCATTTGCTGCAGCAGGATCATCGGCGGCACAGAGCCGCTGGCGATGGTGGCCTGAGAGGTGGAGGACAGGGAGCGCATGTCAGGACGCCACCGCCTTGATGACGGCGAAGTTCAGCACGAGCGCCTCGGCCAGCGCGCCGGCGCTGAAGTTCTCGACGATGATGACCGCATTCCCCGTAAGTACGCGGTCGACGTGCACGCGGTAGGCCTTCTCGGTGCCCGACCCGTTGCCGCGATTCACCACGACGCAGTCGGTGGCAGCGATCATCGAGTTCTGCAGCACGAACGCGATGCTGGCCCCGGCCGCCAGGCTGGCGGCGTTCATGGTGATCTGGCCGCACATCTTGTTCAGCACGACCGTCGTGGCCTTGTTGGTCGACTGCGTGACGCCGCCGCCGGCCCCCGTCGCATAGCCAATGCCGGTGGTGGCCCAGGCCTGCTTGCCGTAGAGCTCCCCGAAGTTCGCGTCCAGATCGCCATTGGCGCAACTTGCGTCCGGGCCGAAGATCACTTGCGCCATTAGATGGCCTCCACAAGGTCAAGCGTGATTCCCTCGAAGCGACCTGGAGCCCAGGTCACCGGCGGCGTCTTGCCGTCGCGAAGGCGGAAGTTGATGGTCGGGCGGTCCCAGGTGATTGCGCCCCAGGCAGCCATGGCCGAGCGCGCCGAAGGCGCAAACTCGACGACGCCCATGTCGCCGTTGCCATCTGCCACCAGGGTGACGCTGCCGACGTACATGACGGTCTGCCCGTTGGGCATGCCGAACAGGTCACCGGGCGCGAGCGTGTAGCCCGGCAGCATGCTCAGCGTGCAGCTGGTGTCGAACTGCGCCACCGCGTAACGCAGGCGCGGCGCGCCGGCCGTCCACACGGCCGTCGACGGCACGGTGGTCGTCCACGTCGCGGTCGACGGCACCGTGGTCGTCCACGTCGCCGTGGTGCCGCCACGCATCGTCCCGCGCGGCACCGGGCGCTTCAGGTGGTACAGGCTCAGGAAGTTCTGAGAGCCGCGCAGGCGCCCGAGGAAGGCCTCGATCTCGGCCCCCTTCGACGCGGCAACGCCCGCCGGGATCGACAGCGACGCGACCCAGTAGTCGCCGCCGACGTCGACCACCTGCGCTGCCGCCGGGTTGAAGGCCGAGCGGAAGACACGCTCGTTGGGTTGCACCGTCATCTCGAGGCGGTTCGCGCCCCACGCCTCCGGCCATGCGTAGGTCGTCATGCCATGCCACCCCGCTGAAGACGCCTGGAGAACTCAGCGCGCAGCATGTTGTTGTTGGCCTCGAAGGCCCGCTGCAGGAGCGGCATGTCTGCATTCCCGTGCACCGTCACGTTCATCTGCGGGCTGAAAACCATTGACATCGATCCGCCCCAGGCGCCGCGGCGGTTGTCGTCGGCCGTCACGATGCGCTCTCCCTTGTGCACCATCGCCAGCATGTCCCGAGGCACGTAGTCCGTGCCGACGGCGAAACCTGGAATGAACTTGAGTACGTCGCCGATGACGCCTCCGATCTTCCCGGTCTTGGCGAAATCACCCAGAAGAGCTTGGCCGAGTTTGGCGGCGAGCGCCTGTGCGGCCATGTTGATCAGCAGGTTCTTCCACAGGTCGCCGATGCTCTCGAAGTCGCCCTTGAGTGTGCGCACCAGGGTGTCTCCCAGTGCGTCCTGAATGTTACGGCCGGCCTGCTCGGCAAAGGTATTGACCTCTTCGATGACGCCTGAGAGGGTTCCAAGACGAGTCTGCGCGGCCTCACTGAACTGCTCCGCGCTGATCTCGCCGCGCTCAAAGGCGGCGGCCAGGCGATCCATGTCGGCGCGAAGCACCTCGATCTGCGCGCTCGGCGTGGAGTCGAGCAGTTCCTTGAGTCTCTGCGCTTCGTCGGCGGCGGCTTTGAACGCTGGGTCGAGATCCTCAATCTTGCCTGTCAGGTTGGCGATCGCCTCGTCCACGCCGCCGCCGCTGCCGAGCTCGTCGCGAATTTCTAGGAGCTTCGTCAGCGCGGCCCGCATGCCTTCTAGCTTCGCAAAGGTCGTGTTGTCGAGTTCGCTCAGTGCCGCTGACAGCGCCTCGTCTTTCGCACCGGCGACGTCTGGCAGCTTGAAGTCCGCGCGCTTGCCGCCGATGCCGCTGATGTCTGGCGCATTCTTGCCAGGCGTGGCCGGCCCGCCCACGCTGCTGCGCGGTCCCGGCGACATCGAGTCGATGAGCGCGCCCTGCAGGGCATCGAGCTGCGCCTGCTTGTCGGCGATCGTCTTGATCAGCTGGGCCTTCCCCTCGTCGGTGACCGGGGCGAGCAGCTGACTGATGTTGTTCGAACTCTTGATCCTATCGAAGAGACCCTTGTCGACCTGATCGGCCTGCGCACGCAGCTCCGCCAGGTCGGCCTGCAGGATCTTGATCTGCTTGCGGGAGGCGTTGTTGGTCCAGTCGAACGCGATGTCGCCGAACTTGTCGAGCGCCTTTATCAGCCCCTTCTCGTTGAAGGTCTGAAGGATCTCGTTGAGCGCGGGAATGAATTCGCTCAGTAGGGCGCGAGCCGAATCCTGCGAGTTCTTCTGCAGCGCGAACAGTTGCTTGTTGAACTTCTCCGCCTCCTCGGCCTGCTTGGTCGTGACGGTGGCGTTGAGCTGGCCGGCTTCAGCCAGGTCCTTCATGAACGGCGCCACCTCGCGCACGCTCTTGCCGAACAACTCCTGGACGATGCGCGCCTTGTTGCCGTCGTCGCTGTACCGGTTGAGCGCGACCGCGACACGCTGCAGTGCCTCGGCCGGATCGATCCGGCGCAGTTCCTGTGCGTTCAGGCCGATGGCCTTCAGCACCTTCTCCGTGTCGCTACCTGCCTTGGCTTCCTTGAGCAATCCGTTGAACTTGGTCAGCGCAGTTCCGACCGTGTCAAACGCAGTGCCGTTGCGCGCGGCAACGTCTTCCAGCGCGCTCAGGTTTTCGATGCTGGCGCCGGTGGCGTCCTTCAAGTCATTCAGTGCGTCGACGCCGTCGATCGTCGTGCGCACGAACAGCGTGATCGCCGAGATGCTGAACGCGGCAGCCAGCGAGGAGGCCAGGCCCGCGCCGATGCCCTTGAGCCCGTCGAACTGCTTCTGGATCTTGTCTGCGTTCTGCTGAGCGATCCGGGCAGCCTTATCGAGGCCTGCCTCGAGCCCCGCCAGGCGGGCCTCCAGGTCGATGCTCAGAGTTGCGAGTGGCATGTCAGTCCTTGACCTCTGGCCGCTCGGGCGGCTTGTGGTTGCGGATCACTTCAAGGCGGTGCAGCAGGTCTTCGACGTCGGCGATTCCGAGGTACTCGACCACCACGGCAATCCCCGCTAGGTCGATGCCGCCGGCACCGGTGGCCAGCAGGTTGTAGGCACGGATCGCCAGGCGATCGGCGTCGGCCGGCTGCGGCGGCTCCTCGCCCTCGTACTCGACGCCCGCCTGAGCGTCGAGCAGGGCAGTCAGTTTTTTGCGGCGTCGTCCTGCTGCTTCAGCCAGGCATTGATCTGCTGGAACATGCCCTCGCACGCAACCTTGAACCACTGCGGGCGGTCGTCGAGCAGCTCGGCCAGTAGGTCGGCATCGAACGGCACCTGGCCGTCCCCGCCCACGCCGGTCGGCAGCACGTCTGCCTCGGTGAGACCTTCCCACGGCAGGGCGTGCTCGACCAGCAGGCTCGTGGTGATGCCAGCGCGAAAGCGCGGCATCTGCATCGCCGTCGGCCGCAGGAACCGCAGACGCACTCCGTCGCGACCCACCGGCAGCGGCACCGCGAAGCCGCGCGCGGAGCGCAGCTTCTCGAGCACCGACGCCATCAGGCGGCACCCCGCAGCACGAAGCCCTTGACGGCGATCTGGAACGAGCCGGTGGCCAGCTGCGAACGCTGCAGCGACTCGCCCGGCCGCGACGGCATGCCGCGGAAGACGCGCACACTGCCGTCGTTGAGCGTCAGCCGGTAGACCTGGTAGGTGCTGGCGATCGACGCATCTTCGACCAGCTGCATCGCGGCCGAGTTGTAGGTCTGCGAGAGCAGATCGATCTGGACAGTATCCGACGGCAGCAGGCCGAAGACGGTCTGCTTGGTCACGTCGGTCAGCTTGGTGTCGTCGAGCTGGTCCGGCGTGCCACCGCCAATCTGGTACCCGATGGCTTCGGAGAGCGTCGTCCAGGTCGACACCGGCGTGAAGGTGCCGGCCGTGAAGGCAGAGTAGCCTGCCGTGTTCAGGCCTTGCAGGTCGAAGGCGTTCGCGGCCTGGTTGTAGACGCGCGTGGCCTGGCCGTCGAGTTGCACCATGCCCGCGGTCACCGTCCAGAAGCCGACGGTTCCGTTGGACATGCCGTGCGCGGCCGAGGTGGCGACGCCGGGCGATGCGAGGGTGACCGCGGTGACGGTCTTGGCGGTGTTGAACGCCGTGGCGAGCTCCAGCTTGACATTGCGGCCGACAGCAGTGGTCATGGTCTGACTCCTTCAGAAACGAAAAAACCGGCCGCAGCCGGTGGGTTGAGTGAATCTTTACAGACGCCTACACGTCGAACCAGTCGACGGTGACGATCTCGACTTCGAGGTCGTTCTCCGCGTCGTAGCCGGCGCTGCCGCGATCGCTGGGCATGCCGGCGGCGCGCAGCGCGTCGCGCACCAGGTCGGCCACCACGATCGCGTTGGAGCGCGAGCTGCCGACGCACTGGATGTCGATCGTCGACTGGACGGCGAGCAGCCCGCCGTCGAGGCCGAGCTCGTCGGAGCGCTGCTGCTTGCTGAACGCGACGAACGGGCGCGCGACGGTGGGCAGCACCGCGTCGATGCTGATGCGCGTGGCCGGCACCTGCGCGATCAGCGGCGCATGGCCGGTGAGCACGGCGCGCAGTTCGCTCTCGGCGCTCATGGCTGGGCATCCTTGCGGTTGAGGCGCTGGATCTGCGGTCCCAACGTCTGGCTGAACTTGGCCACCACTTCGGCGGCCCTGGCGACGGCGCGCTGCAGCATCTGCACGCCGGGCTTGCCGCGCGCGCCGAACTCGAGCCAGCGCCAGTAGAACGGGTCGGTCGGGCTGTACTTGCCGCGCTGGCCACCCTTGGCCGGGCGCACGTTGACGTAGACGCCCAGGTCGCCGTTGCGCCGCGCCACCTTCGACGTGCGCACGGTGATCGCCTTGCGCACGGTGCCAGGCTGACGGATCACGGCACCCTTGCGCCGAACGGGCACCGCGGCCACCGGCGTGAGGCGACGCGCCTCGTCTCGAAAGACCCGGCCGCCGGCGCGCAGCGCATTCAGCAGGGCCCGCTTGCGCAGCTTCACCGGCAGGTCACGCAGCGCCTTCTTGACGTCCTCGATGCCCGACACCTTCACCTGGATGTCACCGGCCATCGCGCTTTCCCTTCACGGTCATCAGCTCGAGGTACTCGCGGCGCCCGCCGGCGTCGATCGGTGGCCCGACGATGTCGTGGGCGTCGCCGCGCCAGACCACCCGCATCAGGCCGGTCACGTCGGCCCGGTAGCGGATGCGGAATCGCACGTCGACGGTCTGCTGCTGCTGGCCGGCGGCGAAGTACTCGTTGCCGCTCAGCGGCTCCGCGCTGGCCCAGACGGTGGCCAGGTCGACCCAGCCTCCTGTGTTCTCGCCGATGGCATCGAGCGCCTCGGCGCGCTGCTGGATCGTGACGCGCTCGCGCAGATCTCCGGCGGCCAGCATGGTCAGACCTTGAACACCCGGTACGGGTCGAGCAGGGAATCGACAAAACGCGCCGGTATCTCCGCCACCTTGCCGCCGAGCACCATCACCTCCCGCTGGGCGTAGATGAATGCCGCGGTCAGCAGCAGCCACGCGCGCATGTCGCCGGGCACCGCATTCGCATCGGCGTAGCCTGTGGTGTAGCGGATCGTCACGGCGTTGGCCTGGTCGCGAGTGGCCGGCCACTCGGCGCCGTATGCGGGCAAGAGCCAGCCCGGGAAGGTAGTGTTGTCGAGCGAGTAGGACGAGCCTGCCAGCACCTGGATGGCGCCCGCCTCGTCGACGTAGCTGACCGACGTGACCGCGGTGACGGGCGGCTTGAGCAGCTCGATCTCGGCGTCGGGGAACTCGTCGAGCGTCTGCTCCCAGGTCTGGCTGATGATCGCCGTGCCGGTGTAGTTCTCCGCCTTGGCGCGCGCGGCGGCGATCGCCAGCGTCAGGACGGCGTCGTCGTCGGTGCCGTCCTGGCGCACCTGGGCCTTGAGCTGCGCGAGCGTGATCGGCTCGGTGCCGGCGGCGGTGATCAGCTTGAGGCCCATGCCTTCACTTCCTTTTGAGCGCGACGACCGCAGGCCGACGCAACGACTGCCCGCCGGACCTCGCGAGCTGGACACCTGGGGCCGATGCACGCGCGCCCGGATAGACCTGGAACGCCGCCGCCACCGTGACGCTGCACAGCACGGCCGCCTCGTAGCTTTGCTGCGTGGTGAGCGCAGCGGTCGCCGTGGCCTGCGCCTGTGCGATCGCCTGCAGCGCGATGCGCGTGGTCAGCGCGGCCGACACCTGCGCCTGTGCGATGACGAAGCAGGCCAGCGGCTTGGCCACCGTGAGCGCCGCCGCAACCGTCGCCTGCGACTGCACCGACGCCTGCAGCGCGGCCGCAGTGCCCGCCAGCGTGGCCGAGGCCGTGACCACCGCCTGCACCGATGACTGCAGGCGGATCGCCGTCGTCAGCGTGGCGGCGATGGTGCAGCTCGAGCTCGCCGCAGCTACCAGCTGGATTCCGGTGCTGAGCGCCGCTCCGACGGTCGCCACGTCGGCAACCGCCGCCTGAAGCCCGATCTGCGTGCCGAGATCGGCGGCGACCGTGGCCTGCGCCAGCGCAGACGCCTGCAACGGCGCCGCCGTGCCGGCCAAGGCCGCAGAGAGCGTGGTGACTCCCTGGACTGTGGCGGCCAGCCGAACGCCCGTCGTCAGGGCAGCCCCGACCGTGCAGGCAGCCTGCGGAGCGGCTGCCAGCCGGATCCCGGTCGAAAGCGCCGCCGACAGCGTGGCCTGCACGCTCGCCTGCGCCGCGAGCGGAATCCCCGTCGTCAGCGCCGAGGCGACGGTGGCCTGCGCCTGTGCCGCCGCTTGCAGCGCCGCACCGTTGCCGGCCAGCGCCGCATTGATCGTGACGACCGACTGCGCCGCGGCTGCGAGCTGGATTCCGGTCGTCAGCGAGGCCGAAACGGTCACCTGCCCGGCCGGCGTCGCGGCCAGCCGGATCTGCGTGCTCAGCGCAGCGGCAGCGGTGACCTGGTCGGCGACCGCAGCCGACAGCCGGATGCTGGTCGTCAGCGCTGCCGCGACTGTCGACTGGATGCTTGCAGAGCCGGACAGCCGGATCTGGGTGGTGAGCGCCGGTAGGACGGTCGTCGAGCAGGCGACTGCCGCATCCAGCGCCGCAGCACCGCCGCCAGCCGACGCCGTGCCAAGCACCCACGCCTCGAACGCCCCCGCCCCGAACGGATGCCCCAGCAGCGAAACACTTCGCGGCCCTGTTCCTGACAGGCTGAACGCTACCCGCAGCGTCGCCGCCGCAGAGGTCGCGGTGCCGTTCGCATCGGTGACAATGCACCGATACTGCCGTCCTTGAATCGAGTAGCTGGCGGTAGGGCTATAGCTGCTGCTCGTCGCGCCGCTGATGTCGGCGAAGCTGCCCGAGCTGTTGTCCTGCCACTGATAGGTGATCGGCGCCGTGCCGGTGGCCGTGACGCTGAAGGTCGCAGTGGCGCCGTTGTTGACGGTCTGGTCGGTCGGCTGTCCGGTGATCGTCGGCGGCGGCGGCGATGCTATGCGATACGTCGCCAAAAGCGCTACGGCAGTTTGTCCGGCGCCGCCAGCAACATCAAACGGCCACGTCGCATCCACAGCAGTGGTCGCTGCGACAGTCGTATACGCAGAGCCCATGCCGATAAAGCTCGGCGAGTTCTGCTCAAAGACACCACCCGTATAGCCGCTGGGGGTGGCGATGTTGCTTGCCGCCAGTCCAGTCGCTGCCCCAAGCAGCGTCTGCACAAGCTCATTGGCCTGCGCTAACGTGCCGGTTGGTCCGACCGTAAGCGTGCGCGATCCCGAACCGGAAATCAGCCCCGACAGCGCTGGGGTTGCGACTTGATCCGATAGCGACGCAGTATCAAGCCCCGACCACTCCTCAAATACAACGGAGTGGTCGGATGAAACGCTCCACGTTACGGTTGTTGAAGACGGCGATGACGCGATAACGCAATCAAAGATTGCAGCCCGCGTCGTGGTGGCGCCAGAGCCTGTGCTTAACTCGTTGGTGCGCTGCGTGTAGCTATTGGATGCCGCGTCGGCACATGATGCCGTTGGGCCGGTCGGGCTGGCCCACCCAACGGCCTTGACAATGATGACGTTACCGACAGTCGGAGCAGTGGCCCAGGTCCATGATTGCGAAGTACCGTTCCCGCTGCGTGCGCCGGACGACTGAACAAGAGTGGCTGCCACGTCAGCCCTCCATCAGCTTGCGAGCCTCGGCCGCCTCGCGCCTGATCGCGTCAATGTCAGCCGGAGGCGTGAACGAGAACCCGCGCCGAACCTTCGGACCGAGCTTCGGCATGGAGCGCCATGCACGCTGCTGTCGCTCCCACTCCTCCATCGTTTGCCGGCGAGCGGGCATGCAAGCCCCTTACCGATCTGCCTCGGTGTAGACCCCTGCAACACCGATTGCCACGGTCGTCACGGTGGTGTTGGCCGTCCCGTTGCTCATGGCGCACTGCGGCCCCATAAAAGCGGTGTTCGCGGGCAGCGTCGTGCTCGTGTTGTTTTCGTAGGTCACACCGTTCACGATGTCGTCGAGGCGCCAGTAGATCGTGCTGCCGTTGGGCGGGCAGAACATGTAGAAGTCGTAGCTGTTGCCGGCCGCGATGGCGTTGGACAGCGTGATCTGCTGCTTCGTGGTGGTCGTGGTGTCGCGAGTGACGAAGTTGAACGCGCCCGCGCCAGTGCTCGGGTCTGTGGTGTCGTGCCACAGGCCGCAGGTGTTGTTCAGCACCGTATCTGAGGCGACCACGTAGGTGCCGCTCGATGCGGTCAGGCCAGCGAAGATGCGGACCGTCGAAGCAGGGTAAAGCTCGACGATGAATCGGGAGGCGTAGAAGAACCCGCCCAGGCCGGCAGCATTGCCACGCCAGTAGTTCAGCGTGTCAGCCGCGGCGGCCTTGATGCCGAGCGTCTGGTTGGTGGTCGTGACGACGTTGGCGTAGCGCGTGCGGCGCATCTGGTTTGAGATGGCCGGAGCAGTTGTCGCAGGCGTCGGATGCGAGACCGTTCCGCCAGAAGTCCATACTGGGCCGATGCCAGCGCCAGAGCCCGTTCCGGTCGTGCCGGTGCTCGGAACGTACATAAGCACCCGGTTGTGGAAGAACGCCGTCTGCATGGCCGTGTCAAGTCCGCTCGGCCCCTTGATCTTCGGGAGCATCCGACCCGCGATCGACTTGGCGTACTGGTAGAGCGTGCCCGACGCGGGTGTGCCTGGTTCAGCCGTGATGGCTGGCCACAGGGATGCGCCGACGTTGTCGAGCTGCACGGTCTTCGACGCCAGCGACGCAATCGCGACGTACTTGGTGCCCGCTGCCAGCGTCACGACGGCATTGGCGTTGCTCGAACGAAGCACCGTCGTGCGCGTGAGCGTGTTGGAGGCCGAGTAAGTCCCCAGTCCTTCCTCGTATTCGCCCGTCGCGTTGCCGTTCGCATCAACCGCCCAAAGCGCATACCAGCACGTATCGGACGGAGAGGTCATCACCGAGCCGAACGCGCGAAAGCCCGTCACGACACCGGAGAGCGTCAGCGCGCCCGTGCCGGTGGTCGTGGTGGACTCGAGGACGCGATCTTCGGAGACGTGGGCCATTCAGACCTCAGTTGTCGATCTGGATCGACAGCGCCGCAGCCGCGAACGACGGCGCGGCGTCGCCGTTGTTGATCGTCTTGCTGGTGGTCAGCGGCGCCCAGAAGAGCAGGTTCCCAGCCGACGTGGCATCGAAGATGCCGATGCCGGTCACCGTGCCCCAGTTGGCCGTCGGCGCGGGGAACGTGATCGCGTTGTTGTTCGACGTCGTGCCGCTGGTGCCGCTCGAGGCGGTGGTGCTGGCCGCGGCCTGCGTGCCCGCCCAGTTCGCCAGCGACGAGGCCACCGTGACGCGGGCGTACGAGCCGCCCGTGACTTCGGTGCCGCCGCCGGTGTCGCTCGGGTTAGCCGTGAACAGGCCGACGTAGACGTTGGTCGGGCCGGTGCCGGCCGCGGCCGAGGCTCCGGTCACGCCGATCGCCTGGCCTCGCAGCAACCAGTCGATCAGCTTGTTCTCCAGGAAGTCGCTCATGTGAGCCATGGTGTTCTCCAGTGCGAAGGGCCGGCTGCGCCGGCCTATCGTTCACGCGTTGTCGGGTTGGGCGGCGCCCAGGCTCTTGGCGTAGGCGACGGCCTCGGCGTTGGTGTCGAGCTCGCCCGCGGCGACGCCGGCGTCAGCCTCGTCCTTGGACAGGGTCACCACGTCGTCGGCCGCGCCCCAGCTGCAGTCCAGGAGTACGCGCGCCTCGACCTGGGCGCCATCGGTCGCTTGTTTCTTGGCCATGTGCTTCTCCGTGTTGCCTCGAAAAGAACACCGGCCCGGCACAGACATCTGCACCCGGCCGGGAAGGCGTGCCCGCTCTCAAAGCACGCCAGGAGGAGACAACCGCGAGATCAGGTGGCCGAGTTGGCGTAGTACTTCACGGCAGCGGTGTCGAGCAGGTTGCCGCCGGCGCGGTGCCACATGAGGAAGCCAACCTGGCCGAGCTTGGCGTAGGCGGAGTCCTCGAAGCGGAACAGCGTCGGCGCCATCACGTCGCGCACCACGTACTGGTTGAAGTCGCCGAACAGGATCGACTTGGCGTTGGCCGCCATGGCCGCCACGTCCTGGTTGATCTGCACCGCGTAGCCCAGCAGCGAGTCGTCCATCGCGCCGCCCAGGCCTTCGTAACCGGGCAGGAACACCGGACGGTTCTGGCTGTCCTTCAGCTTGTGCACGACCTTCAGCGAGCTGTCGGCCATCATGAAGCGACAGGAGCCGGAAGCGCGGTAGGCCGGATCCACGGAGTGCACCAGGTCGACCAGGTCATCGAAGATGACGCTGGTGGTCTGGCCGGTGGTGCCGGTCTTGCCGAGCGTCGCGCCGGTGACCACGCCGCGCGGCTGCGCAGTCCCGGTGCCGGTGGTGAAGAACTGGTTGGTGATGCGGCCGATGCGCTGCACGAGGCGGTTCTCGACGAAGGCGGCCGCGTCGATCTGGCTGTCTTGCAGCAGTTCGAACGGCACGGCGACGATCTTGGACGAGAACTTGTAGGTCACCACCGCGACCGTGCCGAACGTCGGATCCGCAGCCGTGGCCGTGGTGTTCTGCGCGATCAGTTCGCCGACTTCCGCAGTGCCGTCGCTGGTCGGCCAGCTCATGTCGTTGCCCATCGCGGTGCGGATCACCTGCGCCACCGCGCGCATGCCGCCGAACTGCTTCAGCGCGTCGACGATGCGGGTCGCGACCTCGGACTGGACGGTGTAGCCGCCTTCGCCGGGAGTCGTCGTCGACATCGTGGCCCGGATCTCGCGCCACTCCTCGGCCGTGATGCTCTTCTCGCCTTGGCGGAGGAACTTGTTGTAGAGCTCGGCCAGGCGGTCGCCTGCTTTCGCTCCCGGCGCGCGGCGCGCCGCGGCGCCGGCCAGCTTGTCGTTCTCGGCCTGCTCGGCTTCGAGCGCGAGATAGTCTTCGACGCGCTTGAGCTGCGCCTTCAGATCCTCGATCTCCGCCATGCCGGCGTCGTACTGCGACTGCAGGTCGGGGGTCCACTTGTCGTTGTTCTTCTCCACGAGGGAGCGAACTTCCTGGGCGCGGGCGGCGATACGCTCCCGCAGGGCTTGGATGCTGTGCATCGTGCGGTCCTTTCAGTTGGGACAAAAAAAAGCCGCCCGGGTGGACGGCTTCTGCTTTGCGCGGGAGCGCTCAGGCAGTCAGTGCAGCGACGTCGAGGCGGCGCAGCAGAGCTGCCGCATCGACGGTCGCGAATTTGGTGTTGTCGGACAGCTCGTCCGCGGAGGGCGCCTTGCCGTAGGCGCTGAGGTTCCATGCCGCTTGCGCCTTGGGCGCGTCCTCGGCAATGCTGTCGGCGAAACCATTGGCCACCGCCTCGTCCGCGGTAAACCACGTTTCGGCGGCCATCCACTCCTCGATGGTTTTCGGATCCTGCTTGGTGCGGTCGGCGTACGTCTGCACCAGGGTGCCGTCGATCTTGTCGAGCAGATCGGCCGTGGCCACGAGCTCATCGGAGTTTCCGTAGGCGAATGTCCAGGCCTTGTGGATCATGAACAGCGCGCCCTTGTTCATCACGACCTGGTCGGCGGCCATCGCGACGAACGTCGCCGCGCTTGCCGCCAAGCCGTCGATGTGGGCGATGATGTTGGCCGGGTGCTCGCGCAAGGCCTGCTCGATCGCACGAGCGCCGAAGACCGCACCGCCCGGCGAGTTGATTCGCAGGTGGATGGTGCTGGCCGTGATCTCGCGCAGCGCCTTGACGAAGGACTGTGGCGCCACGCCGCCGAACCACTCCGCTTCGAGCTCGTCGGAGACGATCGCGTCGTACAGGAAGATCTCGGCCTCGGAGCCGTCGTCCTTCGCAGCGATCTCGAATCGCCGCTGCGGCATGCGGCGGTTGTCCGCCAGCAGTTTGCAGAGTTTGTTCATGGCTGCGGCGGCGTTGGAGCCGGCGGGTTGTCGAAGGACGTGTCGGTGGGAAGGTTCTCGAGGCGCCGGATCTCGTTGGCCTTCATCCAGGCAGGCTCGCCGGCGCGGCCAAGGGCAATGCGATAGGCCTCGAAGCGCGACTTCGTGTCGCCGCGCTCCAGCCCGGCGGTGACAAACTCGCAGAAGTTGCGCGAGGTCTTGAACAGCTTGTGGTTGAGCTCTTGCTCGATGGCGACAAGGTGGCGCTGCAGCGTGTACTTCACGAAGCCGATCGACATCTGCTCGATTCCGCTGCCCCAGCTGGTGGTCTTCTCGGTGTGGCCGATCATGAATGGCGGAACGCCGAAGGCTCGGCAGATCTCCTCGACCTGGAAGCCCCGCGTGGCAATCATCTGGGCGTCTTCGCTGCTCAGCGTCAGCTGGTGCAGTTTCATGCCGCCGGCCAGCACCACCGGCGCCTTCTTGGCACCCTGCCCGGTGTGGCGCGAGATCCAGCTCTGGCGCAGAACCTCCCGCTGCTCCTCCTTCATGTCGCCAGGCACTTCGAGCGCGAAGTCCGGGCGCGCACCGTCGGCCATGAACTGCGCGGACTGGCTGTCCGCCGCGGCCGCGATGCCAGCCGGGTTGCGCAGAGCGTACTGGAGTTGCGACAGGCTGCGCCTTCCGTTGAAGCCGGGCCCTGCAATGTGAAGCATGTCGTCCTGATCGACGACTTCCGTGCGCGTCACGGTGTCGTAGGCATCACCCTGCGGGTCAGGCGCGATGACGTAGTGCAGACGTCCGTCCACCTTGCGCACTTCGATGCGATCCGGGTGGATCGGCTCGAAGCCAGCCACGGTCGGGCTGATGCGCGACGCGCGGTGGATGCGCGCGAAGGCGTCGCCGTGGAACAGCCGCGAGCTGACCAAGTACTCCCACATGGTCGCGGCCGACCAGCCGGACATCGGCCGCTCGTTCAGCAGCCACCACAGCGCATCCTTGTACGCCTCTCGGTCGCCGTCTTGTGCGCGCCGATAGGTGTGCAGCGGCATGCTGGCGATGGAGCCGCCGATGAGATTGACGCAGGCAGAGACCGCCGAAACGGCCCGTGCGGACTGCTCGCTGATGGCGATGGTGCTGCCAACGTTGCCGCGCACCCAGTCGTCCCAGTCGATGCCGCCCCACCTGACAGCACGCGGCTCCTGCGTCTCGCTGCCAATGCCGGCCCGGCGCTGTGCCTCTGGACCAGACTGGCGCAGCCAGTTCATGAGCACGCGTGATTGGTGCGCATGGGGATCGAGTTTCGCGGCGGCGGTCATAGCACGTAGATCTGCGGCGTGGCCGTCGTGGCGTTGATCATCGAGCGCCCGAGCGCCAGCAGCGACGCCACCGGACCGTCGATCTTGTTCTCCTCGCGCTCCTTGGTCGGGTGCTTGAGGCCAGTGATCTTCGAGACGCGAACGACGACGTTGCTCATCATCCAGGTCATGACAGGGTTGGCGTCGTGCTCGAGCTTGCGCTCCAGCACCAGGTTCTCCACCTGGATCAGCGGCTGCGTGAAGAACAGCGGCGCCTGGCGGATCTCGACCAGCGGCAGGCCTTCCTCGCTCAGCTTCGTGGCGAAGTAGCGCGACATGGCCGGGTCGTAGGGGATCTCCTCGACCTGGAACTGCTTGCAGAAGTTGCGCAGGTCGTCGGCGATCACGTCGAAGTCTGTGGCATTGCCGTCGGTGACCGTCACGTAGCCGGCGCGCGCCCAGCCCTGCAGGTGCGCGTTGCCGGACTCGCTGATGGCGAGCTCGTTCAGGTACAGCCGCGTGAAGAGGTAGAACCGCTCGCTGCGCTTGAACACCAGCGCCAGCGCCGCGAAGTCGCGCTTCTCGGCCAGGTCCATGCCGATCCAGCAGCGCTCGCCGCCGAAGTCGGCCAGCTGCAGCTTGGCGTTGCCGCAGCGCTTCCAGTCCTCGATCGGCATCCAGGCGCTGTCAGCATTGACCCAGCGGTTGAGCCGCTTCGTCAGCACGTTGTTCAGCGCGCTGGGCATGGCCTGGGCCTTGCGCACCGCCGCGGCCATGTCGTCGGTCTTGACGCTCACGCCGAGGTTAGGGTTCGCCTTGCGCCAGACCGCCGGGTCGTGCCACGTGTCTTCGTCGTCGATCGTGAAGATGATGCCGAACCACGACTCGTCGACGTGCGCGCCCTCGAGCACCTTCACCGTGTAGTCGCGCTGCTCGTAGCAGATGCCCGACGTGTCGGTGCCCGCGGTGGTGATCATTAGGATCAGCGGCTGCGAGCGCGCGCCGGTGGCTGAGTCGATCACGTCGTACACCGCCCTGGTCTTGTGCGCATGCAGCTCGTCGACCACGGCGAAGTGCACGTTCAGGCCGTCGAGCGTCGAGCCCTCGGCGTTCAGCGGCTTGGCGCTGGAGGCCGTGGTCGGCACGGTGATGTCGTGCTTGCCGACGGTGACGCCGAAGCGCGCCAGGAACTCCGGCTCGCGCAGGGCCATGTTGCGCGCCACGTCGAACACCTCGCGCGCCTGGTCACCGGTGGTGGCCGCGCTGTAGACGTGCGCGCCAGGCTCGGCGTCGGCCGTGGCCATGAAGAGCAGGATGCCGGCCGCCAGCGTCGATTTCGCGTTCTTGCGTGCCACCTCCTCGTACCCGCGCAGGAAACGGCGCAGGCCGCTTACCGCGTGCTTCCAGGCGAAGAGGTTGATCACGATGAACACCTGCCAGTCTTCGAGCTTGATCTTCGTGTAGCCGAGCTTGCCGTCGATGTACTGCGGCCGCGCCCACTCGCCCTTGATGTGCGGGAGCAGCTCGATGAACTTGCACGCCCGCGCGCCGGACTTCTCGTCGAACACGTATGGGAAGCCGTCGGTGTTCTGCCTGTCCAGGTCGCCAAGGAATCGTTTGCACGCCAGGCGCTCGAAGCGGCCGGCCGTCTCCTCGCCGCGCACCACCCGCTCGGCGTAGGCGGTGGCGCGGCCTGCGTACGTGGCCACTTAGAACGAGTCCCAGCCCTGCGGGTCCGCCGGCGCCGCGGGTTCGGCAGGCTCGCCGCCGGCGCCGCCGTCGAACAGCTTCAGCTGGGCCCGGATCGCCGGCGTGACGCGCGCGCGCTGCGCCGGCGTCAGACCGAACTCGGCCAGCAGGTGGCGCAGCTTGTCCATCTCTCGGTTCAGCACCTGGTACATGACGGACTGGATGCGCAGGCCCTTCGGCGTGTAGTCGACCAGGGCGTCGGCGGGATCCTTGCCCTCCTCGACCAGGCGCGCCTGGCGGCCGGAGATCGAGCGCTCGATCTGCTCGAGGCGGCCGATCGTCTGGCAGAGCATGGCCAGCGCGTCACGGTCGACGGTGCTCAGCAGGTTGTAGCGGAGCAGCTCGGGCGTCAGCCGGCGCCAGGCCTTGCGCGCCTCTGCGCCGAGGTGCCGCGGCATCGATGGCAGCCCGACCTCGGGACGGAACATCGCCGAGAGGTCGACCGGCCGATGCCCGCGCCCGCCCTCCAGAGCGACGAGCTCCGGCGGCTTCGGTTTCGGACCTCGTGCACCCACTGCTCACCCCTTGGAAGACACCCCCCCACCCCGGAAACCTGCGTGCGAAAAAAAACAGG